CCCACGACGCAGCCCTCGCCGCAGCCCACGCCGCAGCCCTCGCCGCAGCCCTATCCGCAGCCCTCGCCGCAGCCCTCGCCGCAGCCCACGCCGCAGCCAATTCTTTTTTAGTAGATTTACCGTTAGCGTATTTTTCAGCAACATCTACCGAATTGCGTGACCTTGCATCAGTGATCAAGTTCCATATTCTACGGCAACACCATACTGAGAACAAACGCAACTGTTTATCATTCAAAACACCTTCACGCGTGGCAACCCATATAATCCATTCAGGTTTCGCTTTTTTCCACACTTCGCGCATATCTTTACAATTTTCTATGGCCCACTTATATCCGTCAGAACACGCACCATGATTTTCGCAAAACTTTTTGATGTTTTTTATCATTTTACACTCCCGTTAATAATAGGCAGGCGCTGTCTGCCTGTCCCTTCACCACTCAACTAAACGTTGTTAGGTATGCGCCATGTTTCCCCGACAAGCAGTTCCGCATGGTCTACATATACCGTCAGCGCTCCGGTATGTCGGGTGTGACAGGTTCGAACTGTCCTATCATGAATACCGCTCCTTTGCGGACACCCGAAAGCGGCGCGGTGGGAGGAACTGCCGATAGCAGTACTGAGCTTTCGCTCCCGCGCCATGTTATTCACTGTAACCCCATTACCTTTAACGCCTCGATAGGCGTACGTACCACGTACTTTTCACCAAGCCACCACGAAAAGAACGCCTCTTGCTTCTTGTCTAGTTTCCCGCGCTCGGTCTTGATCTCGATAAGCACGTTCTTGCCGTACCTAGCGCACGAAACAAGTATGTCCGGCACACCTTTTCCAACGTCGCCAAGGTCTACCACGTGGCACCCTGCGGCCTTGAGCGTAGCCACTATCTCACCGGCGTTCTGATCGCGGGTATTTCGCCTCATGAGTGAAAGTACTCCTTTCTCTTGTAGTAGCTTTTCACCGCCTCAACGCGAGGATTACCGCTCATGCGCCGGTCCTTGTACCCGTAGAAGAACGACAGGAGGCTTCTGAAAGCGTCCTCTGCCCTAAGTCTGCGGTTAGTGAAGTCCTTCCACTCATACTCACCGGTGTCCTTGTCAAGCCGCAGCACACCAATACCGTCTATCTTCTTGTCGCCGTGCAAGTAATCCCAGGCACAAGCGTACGCGGCCACTTGCATATCGTACCCGTCATAGATAGACTTGCTTGTCTTGAAGTCTGCGATGTAGCGCTTACCGTCTATCATGCACACCAGGTCACACGTTCCGGTATAGCACAAGTAGTGGTGTGTAAGTTCTACCTCACTGTACTCAACCGTCACCTTGAAGTCGTCCATCCACTTCTGAAAACCCGACAAGCACTTCTCGACTATATCCCGCTTGTCCTCGTTCGGTACGTTCTTAACGGCGTTCTCAAGCGCAGCGTGTACGTCTGTACCGTCTTGCATGGCCTGTTTCGTGTATTCATCCCACGCCTCGGCGTTACCTTTCTCAAGCGTCACCTTGATAGCCGCCGTGATAAGCGGGTCCACCGGCTTTACAAGATTGCATATCTCGGTAACGCGGCAAAGCGGTACTCCGTCAATTTCTTTAGGCATTATTCAACCACCTTTTCAAAGCCTTTCGTGAACTTCTTCAACTCTCGTACGATCTCGTCTATGCTGTACAGCTTATGCGGGTCTTTTTGCATGAGTGTGTTCGTCAGAAGCCATAGACAGTATGCGCTCAGCTTGACTTTCTCTTTCTGCATCTGTTTCTCCAAAAGTTTTGTTTACCATCGTTAGCGAGTGCAGATAGTTAAATGCCATTACACTCACGCTCCACGTACGCCCGTGCTTGTCCACAAGTAGAAGCTCGTCTGGGCAGTTTTCATCGGCCACCCAACGGTCGTCTACCTTGAGAACGTCACCCTTTTCCGGTAGTATCATCGTTCATCCTCACCGTCCTCGTTTACTTCGCTTCGCTTATCTCGTACACACTCTTTGCACCTTATAAAGGTGCACGACCCGCAGCAAGGGTGACACACGTTAGAACTCCAACTCGTCTTTAAGTGCAGCATCCGGTGTCATTACGTCGCTCGGACGGGCGTTAGTTATTTTACCCGCGATTGCTGCTGTGCTGTTAGCACCGCTACGTTCCACCATAACATTTGCATTACCAAGCATGGCCGGAAAGATTTCAACCCACTTGTCCGGCGAAATTGTCTTAGAAATTGCTGCGACGCTCGACGCGAACGCGCTGAACTCTTGCATGGTGATCTTCTGTTCCTTTTGATAGCCACCTTTGAACCCCCCGCTAAACCCTGTTTTAGGCTTTGAGATCATGTAGGAAACGTTACCCTTGTATTCCTCCATCTTTGCCTCATACTCACCGTGTGTTATAGGGTTATAGCTCTTGACAGCTATGCTCCCTACGTCCTTACCGTCAAGCGTTGCCACACACTCCGCGTTATAGATCGTGTACGGCTTTCCTGTCGTCTTAGAAGTGCCACTAAACGGCGGCTTCTGAGTAACGATGTTGATAATCTCACACTTCATACTGCCTTCCTTTCCCTGTTCGGGAGTTTTATTTTTACCGCTCTTTTGCGGTTGTAACCTACGCCACTGAGTATATGTAAATTATGGTTAGTAAAAAAAATGGCGCTCATTTTCCGGCCTTTAAGCGCAGCTCTATGGCTTGTTTCAAGAACATCGTCATGGAAAGCGAGTGTAATTCGCAGAATCTATGTATCTTCATTTTAAGCTCGTCCTCAAGTTTGATACCTATACGGACTTCTTTTTTATACACTTTATGCCTGGGCATTTCTCTTTGCCTTTTTGAAGAAGTACACCGACATTATAGTAAGAAACGTAAAAACACAAGCAAGAGGACCAAGATAATAAAACGCCAAAACCAACGGTCCGTACTCGCGCATTATGCGCTGCATATTCTCATGCTGATCAACAGTGCTTTCTCGGAAAAGATACCATAGCGTAAACGACAGATTAGCAATTGAAAATAGTACGCCCACAATTACGTTTTTCATAAGCCACCTCGCTTTTAACGTACTAACAATATAATACTGTTATAACAATTTGTCAAGCGCTATTTGAAAACTTTTTTAACTTTTTCGCCTTTTGATTCCACCGCAGCACGTATCGGCAATAGTGTGTCTATAAAGTCTGATACCGACGACTTACCGATACCCTCTGACCGTTTAGCCCGTTTTGCTTGAGGCTTATACGTATAGGAACCGTCACCGAGCTTTGAATTAAGCGCCTTAACGAGCGGGTCGTTCTGATCGTACGCCATACCGTTATTACCACGCGACTTTAGTATCGCCATATAGCTGTCTGATTCCGGCGAACTTGCCATTTGTCTACCGAACGCTCCGGCAGATGCAGGGTCTTGCGCCCTGGTGTTGTAGAATATGTTCGATATGGCAGTTACAAGCGCGTCATTATCGCTTTTGCTGCGCGTTGACGGTCCGCTTATCTTCTTCTCTTTGAAGCTCATATCTCCAAACTCTGCTTGTGCTTGTTCCGGTGTTTTACCAGGCATAACGTTCTCCTTGTCCTATATTAACCAGTACGTATGCAAATAATGCACATACTGGTTATTTTCATGCAATGCGTTCATCCCATATCCTTCGTGGCTTCTTGCTGTCCATCTGCATATACGCCACTCTACAGCCCTTTGGTGAACCGCCCATAGGCTTTGCCGCCGGATAGCTGTTAGCGCGGTCCAGGAAGTGTCCTGTGAGCAGTATAGCCCTCTCTGCCGGTTGTACCGTGTTGCTGTTAGCCAGTATCCTATTAACCATGTACGTGTCAAATGCGTTCTTATGACCGTGAGCCTTGAGGCATATATCAGCGTCCACGATACCGCCTATGTCGCGCTGTGCCATGTTAAGCTCAAGCCCGTTCGTCTTACTGGCCGACTTGCTGTGTACGGCATACATGGTATATGAGCGCCCGTGAGCTCCACCGCTTATGATACCGTGGAACTCCCAGGTAAAGTACCTATCGCTTATCCCTAGCAACGCGCAAATGTCGCTCATGGGGTCTATACCGCAATCCTTCCACGATCTGTCCTCATGATTCCCGCGCAAGGCCCCTATTATCATGTCTGCGTACGGCTTGAGTATAGCTACAAGTTCTTCCTTCTGCTGCTGCGGTGACATTTTCTGCTTCACCCACCCGTCAGCAACGCTGTTCTTGCTGCTGTTCTCCATGAGGTCGCCCATGAGAACGATGTACGCATTAAGCCTAGCAGCCGCCGCGAGCGCTTCTTGAAAAGCCTCTATATCGCACGTTTCCGCGCCGTAGTGAACGTCACCGATTCCCACAACGGGAACAATATCACGTTCATCCCACACCTTGATGCAGCGATACCCTTCGTTTACGTTCACTTCGTATTTCATTACATGTACGTCCTTTGGCCGGTCATGGCCTCGGTGTAGTTCGCCCCTGCGTCCGGCCCTGCGGCCCCTGCCACCTTGCTTGACTTGCCGGACAGGACTTCTAATAGGACCTCGATAAGCGATTTACCACCCATCTTATCGCCTGGTTCCTTAAACTGCGGGTCTTGTGTCATACTTAGCTCCTTTATGCTCTTGTATAAATTGATCTATCGCCGGTACTATTACCCACTCATACATTTCAATGTTCGTTTCCTCGTCCAACAAGTCCGTTATCATCATAGCTGTATCCGGTAGTATATCATCGCCGCTGCCGATATATCCGAATAAGCAAGAATAGCAGCCCCGATGTTAATGTAATCAAAAGCCACGCCGCACCCATACGAAACTTGAGTGCGATCAACCTTAACCGAAAGAATGGGCGAAACGTACCAGTGCACTTTCGGCGCAAGTGAGTAGCCGATGCTATACTTCTGCGTGGCGAGTGAGAACATGATCTTACTTTCTGTGACATTGTATACCCTCGGCTCTGCATCTAAAAACAGCTTATAATCAGCAAGTAGACTATTATACTTGCCGATAACATCGTTACACCCGCTATTGCTCCCCATAGAAATGGGTACATAATGTATATTAGTCTTGTAAACAATTGCGCCCCCTCCGGCTATTATCGTCTGCGGTTGTTCCCGCCAGACATAGTGACCCACAAGAACAGAAACGCAAGCAATGCACACGCAACATAGAACATAAATACCCCACTTTTTAAGGTTAGCCAACATTCTTTTCCTCGAATATCTTGCTGCCTATTTTCCCGCCGAAAGCAGCAGCCACCCACATCGAGGCCATTCCAAAGTCTTTAGTCGTGAACGTTGTGACTATCGCAACAATGAGCGCCGCAAAACACATGATACGGGACGTTGACAATTGTCCGTTACTTTCGCAAAATATCTCTTTCATTTGTACATCCCCCGAACTTCTTGTGGGTCTAGTGTTTCTGTACCGCTTTCCATTCCTTTCCGGTGCCCATAGTGTAAATGTGTACCGTTTTTATTGGGAGGGATGCATCTTCCTGTATAGCCCATTCCGCCAATATATTGACCTTCTTCAATGTGTTCATCAACAAATAGGTCGGCGTTTATATAATCTAAATGAAAATACAAGCAATAAAAATCAGATTTGTCCGGTTTAACAAAAACAGCTTTTCCGCAAGAAGCATTAGCGTCATAAATAATAGCTGTTATAACTCCTGACATAGTAGAATAAATAGGAACATGCTGTGGATTTCCTGGAACTGATATATCTAAACCTCCGTGGAATTCCTTCTTTCCGTCTAATGTTCTTACACCATACCCACTCGTAACAACTGCGTTCTTGTTTTTAACTGGCTTTGTCATATATAGCTCCTTCAAAATGTACTATTTCCGTGCAGATTATTCAACGCGGCATACGTATGAGCAGCAAGAACACGCCGACAGCGATACCCGTAGAGATAGTCAGCATGGCCCCGCCGATAACTTTTATGATACCCATTTGGCTCTCCAATATCGTGATTCTATTGATAACTCCACGGGAATTACCATCCCCCAGGAGGATTGTTTCGACCTTTTCGATACTGGCCTGTGTTTTTTCGTGCTGTTTGCATTCTGCCACATGGTATCCTTTATTCGTAGTAGAAAATTGTTATTTTAAAGGATTGTTCGTAGTAATTTGTAGTGTAGAAAAGACCTATATTTGTACCGCTTAGCCTAGGGTAAAAAACGTCAGAACCACCTTGCCAGTCTTGAACAAAAAACTCAGATATGGCGGAGTTGTACGCTAGTGTGCTGAAACTTACAATTTTAGTAACGTCTAAACCGTGAGGTACAAGAAGCGAACCCAAAGAATTAAGCGAACCGGTGATTGTTTTTATTAAAAGTTTTTTCTGTACACCATCAACCATAATAGTGTTTTTGTTCGTTATCTTTTTCAGTATATCTTTTATCGTTTCGCTCAACGACTGCAAGAACAAGTTCCACCACTCGATACGCTTGTCGGTAGGTCGGCTGTAGAAGTCCTGCGGTATCTTTTCTGGTATCATTTGTTCGTGCCTCCGATGTCCGGCATAGGAAGTCCGGCCCTCATGCGAAGCTCAAGATACGGTGTCAAGTACGTATCTTTGATAGTAAGCAGCTTAGTTCCCCACGACTTTTCTAGTTCTTCAGCTTTATCTATCATTTCTGCCCTGCGTTGAGCGGGTATCGTGTTGTCTTTCATAAGACGGACCTTCACGGCGTTAGCAAGCACCACCATGCGCATAGACTTGTCAGCCATTTTGTACATGGTAGAGTACATTTTTTCGCTGTCCTCTTTGTACTTCTGTTTTGTAGCTTCCGGCGCTTGTGTACGCTCTATCTCTTTCTCAGAACCCTGCTTGTCCTTTATCTTCATCTTGAGCGTATCTTGCATAGTGCGCTCTACGCCCTTCGTGCCAAGCGCTATGTCCTGTGATTCTTTGAGCTTGTTAAGCGCAACACCTTCCTGGTAGTTCTCATTAATGAGCATATTGAACCCGCTGTTTATATCTCTCAGGCGCGGGATTACAGCGTTGTACCACGGCTTAGCCTTAGCATACATATCTTCTTTCTTCGCGTCTTTAGGCATGAACTGCATAAGCTGATCGACGAACTGCAAGTGCGGCTCAAGTTTAGCGAACTCTATGAGTTTACCAGGGTGAACGCCTAGTAGTGTGTCGCCTTTCTTGAACTTCTTGCCTAAGAACTGCGCGTCGCGGTTTTCTATGTTCATCTTACCGGACGGTGACATGGAGTTCTTCACGCCAGTTCCCGCCGTTATCATAGCATTTACGACAGGCGAAACACCGTAGTTAGCTTCTTGCGGGTCAGGGCTGATACCGAACACGCCGCTTCCCATCACGAATCGCGACGGTGAGAACTGCTGATTTTTGTTCACCCATATCCCCATCGGGTCCTTCTGCGCCTCACGCATAACTGCGTCCGGCTCACCGCCCATGGTAGGTTTACTGCGGTCGTACCCTTCTGCCGCCATGTTTATCTTAGCCATCATCGGCAAGTTGTTAAGTACGTTCTGCGCCATTGTTTTAGTGAATGTAACGAACGGCACCGCTGTTTTGCTTATTATGCGCGTTCCAGGTGCAAGTGCCTGGTAGTCTACGTATATCTTCTTTACAGCAGCAGCGGCCATGTCAAGCGGCATCCCGCGCTCTACGAACATCATCATGGCCTGTGTGCGGTTTACCGTTTCAAAGGCATCCGACATAGCCCTCATTGACTTCGACCACGTGCTGCTAGACGGTGACAGTTGCCGCAAGGCCCCCTCACCTACTTCCTTTGCAGCGTCCAACGGTTTCATCTTGTTAACGTTGCGAAGCGAACCGGCAGGGTCTTTCCACGTGCTTGTTTTCATTTCTTCCGCGAGTGCTTGCATCACCTTGAACGATTCCGGTGTAGACGGTTGTATAACACCGCGGCGTACTGCTTCCTCATATATCTGTTTAGAAGTATATTTACCGAACGGTGATCTAACCGCGTCGTCACCTTTTCCGAGTATCCCGTTCATCGCCTTGTACGCTGTTTCGGCGTACTCGTCTACCGACTTCGCCATTGCCATAGTCTGTATCGAGCTAGATACGGCGTTACCGGCCACGAACCCCAGGCCGGACGGTTTGAACGATGTCATACTCGCCTTTGTCGCTCCGAACACGTTAAGCGCTTTTTTAGCGAAGAAGTTCAGCAGCCCAGGTTGAGCGGCATAGTTGCGCTTGTAGTTGTTGAGCATATCTACAAGTTCCGGCCTCATGTATATGTCATGCGTTGTAGACAAGAGCGTCGGGGTGCTTTCTTTTGCCTTTCCGCTGCCAGTGGATACGAACGTGTTGTCGCTGTACTTTACATACCCTTCCGGTATCTTCACGTTCTTGCCTTTACGCGGCACGAACATCACGGCCTCGTCGCCGTGCGCCTTATTAAGTTCAACGAGGCTGTCGAGCATGAAGTTACGATCTGCCATGCGCTGTAAAGCACGTGCAGAAGCGAGCGGTATATCCCTAGAGTACTCGCCCACATTACGGGCCATTATCTTTTCAACGTCTACACCTGATTTACTAGCAAGTTCCGGCACCATCGCGTCGAGTTGAGCGAACGAGTACGGCGTTTGCTTCATCTTTTCGACCTTTACGGGGTCGTTGAGCATTTCCGCATACTCTTTCAGCGTGTGCTTAGAAGTACCGTTAGGAAACACGCTATTCAAGAACGTTTCCATGTCTACGTTCTCTTGCCGTGCCATTTCCCACCTATTTGCTATATCTTTCAGCGTAGGTGTGTTTTGTGATACCGTTCGAGCGTCCGTGTATCCTATATCGCCGGAAGCCTTGCCGGTTATCTTGCTTTGCTTGAAGTCACCGGCGTACAGTTCAAAACCAGGTCGTAATTCGTTCGGTATCAGCTTCTTATCACCTAGAAGTCCCGCTACTTCCTTGCGGCCATTGAGCGCCTCTATCTCACGCGCTGTTCCCTGGTACGTACGCGTCAAGCGCTCTACGTAGTCGGTGTGTGTGTGAGGCAAGTAATTATCTATCAAGTGTTCCTCTCCCATAGGTCCACCGATCTGCTCACCACTAGCAAGTGTTCTAGGCTCAAGCGTACGTTTTGTGAAGTCGTCTATCGTATTTCTGTACTTGTCGAACACTTCGCCTGATTTCGGGTCCAGTTTCGACGCAGCGGCGAGCGCTTCCTGTGACATATCAGCACCGGCTGTCGAGAAGTTAGCCGGAGCGCCACCTTTCTGATAGTACGTTTCAAGTGCGTTGTAAAGCTCGTCCTGTTGTTCAGCCGGAAGTCTGTAGAAGTTCTCAAATAACGTGCCTTTACCAAGATTTTTGGCTTGAGCTACAGCACCTTGCGAAACAGCGGCACGATCTTGACGTATTTCACGCAGTTTATTAAAAAGGTCACGTGCGTTTTGCTCGGTCATGTTCGGGTCGAGGCGTTGCAGCGTCCGTATTCCCTGCTGCCCTATCCCGTCGTACACAAGTGCGCGTTCTATCTTTTCAACACCACGGGTAAGGCCCGCACCTACGCGCTGTATCCTGGCCGGTAGGTCGGAACGGTTAGCGTTTGGCGTTTCGCGCAGATTGTTCATCGTCGTGGAAACAAGAGAACCGGCCTTTTCTTTTGCCACTTGCAGCGGCCTCTTAGCGAAGTCCTGTGCGTCTTTCATTATGAACTGTTTTATGTCGTTAGCGTCTAGCTGTTCCGGAGTTTTCCCGATAGAAGCAGCGAAGTTCTTGATCGCATTCGGATTCTGTGAGCGTACGTCGTTTATAAGTGTAGCGCTGTCGGGAAGTTTAGCCAGTGTGTCTTGAATGTTACCCGTCTGTGCAATTTTACGAGTTACCTTGAGTAAACTGGCATCATCCACTATCCCCGCAGCGTGTGCCACTGCCTTGCCGCCCTGCACTAGCTTTCCCGCTGCTGCCAGCGGGTCTGCCACAAGGTCCACAACCGTCGAAGGAGGCGCTACCATCATCTCCCTCAGTATTTCAGGATTACTGAATAACTCCGGCTTACCAAAACGCTCTATAAAATCACGTGCGTTGACTTTACCAGTGAGTGTACCTACGCGCATATCGTAGTTGCCAGTTAAGCCCTCTTTTGGAGCGCCGAACATTTCATTTGCTACTTGTTCTTTTGCAATAGCTAGAGCGTCGTTGAACTCTTTGCTGCCTTGTGCCGGTCTTTTAACGTCAGGCGTTTTGTTCCACTCGTCCACTAGCTTCTGAGTAGCTTTCTGCGTCAGTTCCTTGTCGTTCTTTTCTTTGAACGTCTGCATCCCAACATCGCGCTGAGTGTTCTGACGCTCTACTTGTGCGTTAAAAGCACGTTTATACCACTCGTTTTTCTTTTCTTGCGGCAACGTATCCCAATTAGGCATGAGCGTAGTGGCCGCTTCCTTGAAATACTCGCGCTTTGCATCTTCTTCTTGCAACTTGTTATATAGAGGATTGAACACTACCCGCTGCGCGTCGTTAGCGTGGTGAAGCGCGAACTCCCACCACGGCGCGTCCTTTGTCAAGTTCATCGGATTCTGTTCGCCGTACGTCTGTTTAAGATACTGCTTGAGCGCTTCCGTGTCTGGCCCTTCTTTGTCACCGTTCGCGGCCATGAGAAGTTTAAGTAAATCCTCTTTCGGGATGTCCTTATTCAAGCCAAGTGTTTTAGACGTTTCAGCCATTATTTGCTATATTCCTCGTCTATTATTTTCCACAAGCGCTGTACTTCCGACTGCTTCGCCGCCGTATCGTTCTTGAAAATGTTGTTAGGGTCAACGTTCGCGGCAACGTCGTTTTTAAGCCGCTGCTTGAGCGCTTCTTTCTGCGCCTTGTCTGTCATGTATGACATACCGGACGAACGTATAGATTGTCTGAACTTCTCATACGAGCTACCGTTGAAGTCGCCAAGCCCAGGTGTGATCTTACGCACGATGTTTATAGCGTCCTCATGTGCGTTGTTCACCGCATTAAGGCGCTGCTCGTCCTTGTTAGTCTGTGAACTCCACAATCTGTTGAGTGAGTTAGATTGCCGTACTTTTTCTTCCCACGGCTGCATAGCTTCTTTCGCTTGGTCGTCTGTGAGATACGGTCTAGCCTTTGCCAATTGCGTCCAATCTATCGTCTTTCCAGTTACAATGTCGTCAAGTACAGACGTATCAACGCTTTCTAGGTCTTTGTTGCGCTTCCACGTTGCCGATGTTAATTCTCTTTGACCGGCTTCCGGCTCTGTTTCCATCTTAGTTCTAGCAACGGCCTGTGCAAATATGTTGTCAGCGTCAGTTTGTAACGGAACCTCACGCTTACGCATAGTTTCTCTAGCCATTTCGAGGCCGCCAGGAGAACGTATATCTATGTTAGCGTTTCGCTCTACACCGAGCGGCGATCTACTCGCATTGATAGATTGTTGTGTTCTCTGCATATCAAGCTGTTGCAGCAGTGCCTTGAGCTTGTCGTCTTGCGGCTCTTGTGCGTTTCTAGCTTGAAAGCCCGAAACAATGTCGTTGATAGTAGCCATGTTTACCCCTATGCGATACTAGAAGGAGGCTGCACTTGCCCGCCCATACCGGACAGTAGTTTTGTCAGCCAATCGCCGCCTGTTTTACCAAGAGCGGCCATAGAACTGTCAGCGCCCAGGTCTTTACCTTCTCCGAGCTTGTTCACGGCGCGTTTGTTAGCGAGGCCACCTACCATGTCGCTTATTCCACCGCCAACGTCACCCATAAGTGCACGACCGGCACCACCTATAAGTTTCATCGGGTCAAGTCTGAACTGCTCGTCGTAGTGAGCAGCTTCCTCGGCCCGTGCCTTGTCGCGCATTGCGGTCATGTCGTTGTTGTACTGCCCTGCACTCTTTGAAGTTGCGAGAAGCGCGTTTAAAAGATTGTCATTCATAATTTACTCCTATGCCGTTACTATCTGATTTCCGGAACGTTTGAACACCTTACCCGCCTGGTTCCCAAGAGCGCCCATCTGTGCGTTAAGCCCCGCCTCTGCCTCGTTGGCCTTTGCTATCTGGTCAGATTGCAGATTGAACAGTTGATCGTTCAAGTTCTTGCTGTACCCTGCCTGTTTACCCATACCGAGCGTAGAGTTAGACAGGCCGCTCTTGTTCATGTTAGTAGCCATTTGCTGCCCGAACCGTCCGGCCATGCTCTGCCGCGGGTCCACTGTTGACGTTTCACCGGCCCCTATCTGCCCGTCACCGTTCATGTCGAAGCTGTAGCTACCGCCAAGAGCGTTAGCTTGCGCTTTCTGATAGTCGTACCCCTGCGTGTCCTTCATCTTGTTAATACCTTCGAGTGCAGCTTGAAGCGTATTTTGAGCGTTAGTACCGTACACGCCTTGCAGTTGTTCTGCCCGTAGACGGTCCTGTTCACGCTGAGCGCGTTGTTCGTTGTACTCCTGTTCCCTTCTTCCGGCATCATCAATACCGAGCCACTTTGATAATTCAGACATAGTTTACCTCTCTGTCAGCAATTTATATTCAACAGTGACCCCGTACAGCCTAAACGTGCTGTCAGAATCGTTCTGTATTATTTTCACGTACCAGTTCTTGCCTTTCACCGCGCACATATACCGAGTGTCCTGTGTGCAGTCTGTCAGCGTCTGCTGTAGAACGTCGTTGTCGTCGTATATCTCAGCGTCCACGGTGGTCGCACCGTCGAACTGAAAGTATATCTTTCTCAGTTCCTTCTGCGTCATTTGCCGGTTAGTGTTAATCGGAACCGTGTACGTCGTTTCTATCTGATCGCCGGACCAGTATGCATCATCGTACTGGATATTGTCGCGGCTGTAGTCGTCGTCATTTATCATTATCCATCTGTCATAAGCGTAGAATGCGTCACCATCCCACATTCCCTGCGCCGTGCTTTTCAGCGACGATTCCCACCATCCAAGGTTGTCCAGGTCGAGCATGAGCGTAAGGTCGCACTCTGTAGACGATGACGTTGACGGTATACACACGCGGTACTCTTTTCTCTTGCGGTCGTATACGCTGCTCACCGAGCTATACAACGTACTGTTCATGTTGTAGGTGAGCGATTCACCGACAGGGAAAACGTTGCTACCGTCAGTTGCGTAGAACCCCTGCTCAGACAGGAATATCACAAGGTCGCCGCGTTTTGTCGTTACTACTTGTATGGACCCACCTGCCACACACCCTACGTCTGCTATCTTCTGCGACGTTGTATTGTCGCTATCCGGTGCAGTAGACGATACCGAGTACGTACTGCGGCCCTTGAATACGACAAGGCGGCTGTTAACTGCGGCTATTCCGTTTATTACGTCGCTTTCGCCTGTACCGAACTGGATGATACGGAATCCGGAAAGCCCCGCGCTCGTTTGATCTACGTCGCGCCAGTCGTCCATATCACCAATGTTTGCTATCGCCACTTGCGACGGCTCAGCCCTGCCGCTGTAGAACAAGTTGGCAAGCCATACCATGTTGTTGTACACGGTTACGAACTTCGCTATGGGCGCGTAGATAACCTCAACGTCCGTGTATGTCGTATTAGGTATCTGCGTGTTTATTACGAACGTGTCTGCATCTGTGACCGAAACTACATAGGCAAGGTCGGGTATGCTTGCGTGTTTTAAGAAGCACCCAGGGTATAAGTCAGCCGTACTGGTTACTTCACACGACGTTCCGCTTGTAGCCGTTATCGTTATCTTTTTCATCGATGTTTCTGTAGGCAACGTGTCGCCCAAGTTCTTAGTGTTCCATATCGTGTTCACTTTCTCAAAAACACCCTCAGCGTCAATACCCGCGAACAGTTTACCCGCGCTGTACGCAAGGGCCGTGGTATTGTCACTACCGGCTATCGTGCCTATCAGTTGCGTCCATACCGAACCGTTGTAAATCCACACACCGCTACCATACACCGCGCAGTACATGATAGTCGGGCTTACGTATATGACTTTCCGTATGTCGTTAGAACCTATGATATTCTGATGTATTACCCACTCCGTACCTATCCACTTGTAAAGTCCGGTGAGAGTAGCCGCGTATATTTCTCCCGAAGAAACGTACGCCATGTGTGCAACGTCTGCCAGTGTTTCGCCACCGGTTAGTTCAGCCCACGATGAACCGTCGAACTTAAACACACCATCGCTTTTGCACCCGTATTGTTCGGTGTCGCTTACATAAATATAGTGTGTGAACACGCCTAGCCATGTTGAACCGTCTGCGCTGTATACTTGTTTTACAGTTGTATCAAGCCCAATCGACCTGAATTGTCCGTTTGCAAATGATAGGTAGTCGCATTTTGTAGAGCAAGTTTCTGATTCAAATGCCGACGTACCATCTACGTTATGGAAAATGCTTGTTGTATTGTTTTCAAAAAACCAAAATTCATTGTTAAAATAACGCATTTTTCTATATTCTACGCCAACAGCTGAACCATTAGCTATCCATGTAGACAAATTATTACTATAATAAGATATTGATTGAGGAACTTGAGGTGCTGTAAATAGAATATTATAATATCCGTTTCCGAAAGCTACAGACGGGCTTCCGTATCCGCTAGTTTCTATGTCAACAACAGTGAATGATGTAAAATTTGTTGTATAACATATACCCGAAACGCCTCTAATATTATTAAAAAATGTAAAAATATAATTTGAACCGTCGGTGCACACGTCGGTCAATAAATCATTCGATTCCGAGTTCCTTGCTGTCCACGCAACACCGTTCGAGCTTGTCCAAAAATTGACAGTTCCTTTCTCAATAACTATAAATGTGCTGTTGAGATAATAAATACCGTAGTCTGTCGCGCTCCCTATCGTCTGAACATCAGCCCATGAAGTCGTGTACTTTCGTATCTTCGTATCCTTAACCGCGTACACTTCACTTGTGCTTATCGCCAGTACGTCAAAGTACTCGTCGGTGTCAGTTCCAAGCAAGTGCCAAAATCCCCACGTGTCGCTGTAGACGTACACCCCGCCGCTCGTAGCCGCGTACACGTAGTCAGTACCTTCAAGTGCAAAGTAGTTGTGTATCGTGAGCGTTTCAACAAGAGCCTGTGCCGCGCTCCATGCAGAACCGTTCCAAAGGTACGTTCCTTCTGTCGGTGAGAATGCGTATATCTCAGTATCGCTTACGTAGTGTATCCCAGTTATGTCGTCAGCACCACCAGTAGTCGTGCCTAGCTCGCTCCACGAACCGTTCGGAGTGTACTCTATCTTCTTAACGTAGTCACCGGCCACACCGTTTGCTATGATAAGGTAGTCGCTCACGCCCTTGTAGAACGCCGCTGTACCGTACTTCTCCGCGGCCTTTAGTACCACTTGCGACGAGTAATCGGTGATGCTGTTGTTGCTGTTCCACTTGCTGAACTTGCCGGTGTTCTCAATGACAAGCTTGTTCTTGTTAAAGTATCTATCTTCAAAGTACGGCATCGCCACGATCTTACCATCGTTCTGCGCGGCCATCATTTTTTTAGTTCCCCCGCGCTTTTTGTAGCCGCCAAGCTGTAAAGGAACAGCGTTGCGCGAGGCGGGAGTGTAACCGGACGGAAGTGTTTCTACGTCCTCAGCGTTGAACAAGCCCTTATTGAGCTTGCGGTACTCTTGTTGTTGTGTACGGGCTATCATAACCCTGCCGCCGCGAACTCAAATTGAACGCGGTACGCCAGTGTCGCCGCTGAACCGGTATTAACAAGCGTCGCGGTGATACCACCTATCGGAAGGTGAAGTATGTCGCCAGGCTCTACCGTTACCGCCGTGTTAGTCCGGCTGTCGAGGTACACAAGCATATCGACTGAACCCTTATTATAGACGTTCACGCATGAGAACTTTGCGAACTCCGGAGCTATCGTCACCGTTGACGCTATGCCTATCGTTCCGCTGTATTCGCGTATATCTTCCATGCTAGTTCTCCGGCCACTTTTCGCTGTCGGGCGGGAACCAGAAGTGCCATATCTTTTGCAGTAACGTTTTTTCTACTACTTCCGGCTCCTGCGGTGTGACTATATTAAACTCAATTGCAAATTCGTCGTGATTAGCAAGTTTTGTCAAATACTCAGCAGGATCGTACCCGTACAAGAACAGGAAACGGTATGCCGCATACTCTTTATCTTCCGGCCAAAACACGAACACCTTGCCGCCGAAAGTAACTTGCTGAATGCAGCCGGTGCACTGCGTTTGATCGTCTTGCCCTATGTCAAATATTATCATGGTGCCGTATATCCCCACACGTGGAAATCAATCTGTCCGGTAGTAGCTGAAGGTGTCCACGCCTCTACACCGAGCGCAAGGCCTCCGCTCACTGGATTATAGAACCGAACTTGCGCTATGTTCGGAGCAAGCGCAGTAGTAGGCATACTGTGCCGATGTATCACGCGGTGAAGCGTTGCAGTAACACCGGTACCGCTGATAGCAAGCGTACCGCCGCCCCTCGTTGCGCTAAACGTTATGGACGTTGTAGATATTGTCAACACATAGTAGTAGTTGCCTGCCGTCAGCCCTGTGACGGTAGACGCGGCAACGTACACCATATCGCCTACTTTCCATGCTGTCGATGCGCTTGTCACAAGCGTATTTGAGGATATTGTCTGCGAGCTACACGCCATTGACGTACTGCGTAGTATGAAATATCCTGCCGTTCCGAGTGTCGGGTATGTTATATTGAACCCTGTGACGTACTTATGCAGTGAAGCCGTGAGAGCTTGGCATTGTACCGCCGTTGCGCTGTTAGTTATGCTGTCAGCGGCCATCCATTCAAGTTCAGGTATCTGATACTGCTTCATTATCAACACGCCCTGAAGCGTTGTTATCAAGTCTGCCGTATCTCCTGTCGCAACGGTAGTATATGCCGCTGTGAGCGCTCTACCGGCTATACGTGTCGGGTTTCCTGATACTCCCACGTCGTGTGCCGCCGCGCCCCCAGAAGTTACGGAAGCAGTTCCCGATATGCTCACCATCGGCAAGTTTTGCCCTGTTATAGCTCTGCCGCTGTGCAAAGATACCGGCTGTGCGACAAACTGCTCAAGCTGAATTACACCAGTTGTCCAAGTGGTAGTAGTGGCTGGATTACTTGTGCCGTTTCGGCATATCAGATATACATACATCGTAGCGTCTTTATCAGGTACACCGCTTGTCCTGCCTGCTCGTGACGATGTTACAGAAGTAGTATTAACAGGAATATCACCATACGATATGATACCATCTTCCCGGCACATTATTCCCATATGACCTGATGCCGTTGTATTTATAGTTGCAGTTGTTTCGGCGCTGCCCCATCCTTTTCTGTATGACGTTATAGACGCGTTCGTCGCAGTAGTAGACTGATAACGTGCATATAATGCGTTCCACCCAAATATAGAACATGTCCCGCTACCTGTACCGCTCGACCCAGTCGCCGTGAATGTTATGGTAAGCGTATCCGCCGCTGTTATAGCCCATCTTCCGGGTACTATCGTTCCGCCCGTGACATTCTGCACGCAATCTATCTCGATGCTCTGCCCTACTTCCATCCCGTGTGCCGATGGGAATGTAACCACAACAGTTGTACCGTTCACCGTGCACGGTAGCGCATCACCGTTATTATCTGCAAGCATATAATAAAAATTGTTCTGCGCTATGCGTTGCGAGAGTGTGCAGATATACCGGAATATAAATGCGTCTGTCCATCCTACCCGCAATCTATACACGGTGCTTGCGTTAGCAGTTGTTCCGCTCGTAATTACAAGGTTGCCGCCTGTCTGAGATATGGCCTGCCCTGTTCCTGTCTGCAATAATTCCCAGTCTGTAGTATCAAGCGTAAGGCTTGAAAAACTCCAACGCTGTGACTTCTGCCCTTTCGATTGTGTAAATACAGCCACGGAAGTATCTGCAGGGCGTGTGCTGCACACCGGCAACGGCTGATAAACACCGTTACAGTCTACGCCCTGCGTAGTTACTTTATTTTTAGTTATTCTTAAAGCCATGCGTCACCCGCCGGAGTGTAGCTGATCTCATTCGTACGGCTTCCGAACACGTGGTCCTGGTACTCTTGCCACTTGTCTGCGTAGTCGCCCTTTATGTCGGTAGTAGTCTGCTTGTCCTGTGAAGTCATGCGAAGCGCAGCGTAGTACGACAGAAGCGGGTGATATATCTCCGGCATCCACGTGGGCGTGTCGCCAAGCGTGAGGCGTGGGAGTGAGTAGAGATACCAAAACTCAAGCGTCGCCACCATGGTCGGTGTAGGGCCGAGAACGATATTGCCGTTATATATGTAGTACCACGGGTACGCCTGTGTATGAAAGTCACCGGCATTGACTTGCCGTATTTCGGGGTTGCTGCCGACTTCGATAGTCGCTGAAACACCGTACGCCGAGCTTTGATTGACGAGCTTATACGGCCTCAAGAAGTCGTTGGCAGTTATTACAGTAGAAAGCGCGTAGTCGCTCTGATTTGCAACAGTGTCGAACGTGACCTTTTTAAGTAGCTGCTCTGATTTCTTAGTGGCGAGAAGATTATTAATAGAACGTACGCACTCGTCGGCATAGCCTATAATTGTAATGTCGTTCCACTTAGGGTCGCCGTATGCGTCAACAAGGAACCGTGCGTAGTTTACTATCTGGAAGCCGTTCATTATATCCTCGGATGTGTGATATATTCCATGCGGTCGTTGTATTCTTCTTCCGCGCCTGGAACGTTGAGAACGTATTGTCTAAAAAGTGATTCCGGTATCCCTTTAGGTATAGGGTACTTCTTCGCGCAGCATTCCATGTTCCACATACGCGATACTTGAGTGGGCTGTTTGCAGTAGGGGCAGATAGCCCCGAAAAGGACGTTAGGGTCGGTGATCTTCGAGAAAGTGCTTTGCATCCTAGCTCCTTGAAAAAAGAAAGGGGAGTGAGTGGGTTGCACCCACTCCACAGACGAACGTGTACGAGGTGGCGTACCGTTTCTTACGAAGTAGCGAAGTCCGGATCGGGGCAGATGTAGTTGTACATCGCGCGAGTATCCAGGACAGCAGCCGCCATCGGGAAGCGGAAGCCGAGGGTTGTGTACGCAGCAGTGGCGCTCGTAAACTTGCCTTCACGGATGATAGGCTCGTTATACGAAACACCGGCTGAAAGCGAAGTACCCTTAGCACCGAGCTTGATAGCCGCGAAGCTGTCTTTGCCGTAGAACGGGCAAACGAGCAGATTGTAGCGGCCAGAAGCAACGGCACCGGCACTTTCTGTACCGTTAGCACCGGCTTTGTCAACATAGTAGCTTTTCAGTACGTTCTCTTTCAGAAGCATACCGGCGAACTTCCAGCACTGGAACTCGCGTACATCCTTACCGCTTTCGCCCTGGTAGGTGGCGATAACCGGAGAGGAAGTCTGAGCGTAAAGCGACATAACTGTGCGCGGGTTAAGGACCACGCGGAACAGACCGTCACTGAACGCCTGGGCTTTGTTCTTGCGGAGAAGCGTACGCATCCGGTAGAGGTCGTTCGCAACAGGCGTATTGGTATACGCGAGAGCGGCGAGAGTAGCTACCGATTGAGCATAGATAGTCGAACCTGCACCAGTGCAGATCGCTTTCATGAGTATCCACTCGCGGGTTTCAAGCATCGTCTGCTTGTACGCCTCGGTGAACTGAGCGCCTTTCTCAAGAGATGTTGCGGTGAGCAAGCTAGACAGTTGGCAATAAGCCGCGTATTCAGCAAGCGTCGCCGTAACGAGATACGTGAGCGGCTTCGTCTGCGAGGACGGGTCCTCACCTTCGAGAGCAGCGGTCGTGATCGGACCATTCGAGCGCATTTGTGTGAACTCGATAGTCTTAGAGAGATTCGCCGGTATCTCTTTTTCCATCGCGTCCTCGCCAAGAATGGCTTTGCCGCGGAGATCTTTGAGATAAATGGATTCGTAATACTGTTTTACGTTCTTGCCGGACCACGGTGATAGCGTGGTGTCGGTCGTCATACCTGCAAATGTAGACATTGGGTAACACTCCTATTTGTGTTTACCCGTTCTTTCCCTATTTGTTCAGTGAAGCTAAGATTTCCTCTTTGATTTCTTCCGGCGTTCTTATTTCGCCTGTTTGTTTCGCCGGTCGAGAGTTAGTCGTAGACAGCACTGTTGCCTTTCGTTCTTTCCCTTCGTTCTGTGCCTTGTTCGTTTCCGTATTCTTAGAAGCAGCCGCCTGGCGTTGTTCCATGAGTTCGACTTTCGCCGCACGAAGGATATGCGCCGTAGACGGGAACTGCTTATAATAATCTGGGTCTTTAGAAATTATCTCTGCGAGAGCATTTTCATCTTCCGTGGAAAGGTTATTCGCTCTGATGAACGAGTCCTTTTCACTTGAGATTTGCATACTCTTTTGCCACCCGCGCATAGCCTCAAGTTCAGACAGAATCGGGCTTACCCGCTCTTGCAGCAGACGTTCTGCCTCCATGCGAATACCCGAACGCGGGTCTTTGGAGAGAGTTTCCAAAAATTCGCGGTCGATTTCTTCCTGTGACTTGTTGCCGCCGTTGGCGATACCGCCGAGCATCCTACGCATTTCTTCGTACTGCCGCTCAAGCGATGAATACTTGTTACGAAGTTCCCCTACTTCCTGCCCTTGCTGTCCTCGAAAGCTGTTTAGTTCTTTGTAACTCTTTAGGACATCTGCGACAGAACGTATGGTATCCGGTATTCCGTATTCTTTTCTAAAGTTTTCTGGGATTTCGGCCTGTGAAAGATCACCGCCTGTGGTTTCCCGACTACTACTATCATCATTCGGTGCAGAATTGTCAACACCGTCCGAGCTATCGCCGGAAAGCGCTGCGTTTTTAAGGTCGTCGAGTTCAGCCATTTGTTACCCCCGCGTTAGCTATCGCCACTTTCACACCGTCTTTTTCACCGTCGATAACGTCGCTGTCGTTGTCGTCTGCGTCGTCACCTTCGGGGAACCAATTAATCACACGTATGCGGTTTTTCTTACCCGCTCTAGCCAGGCGTTCGTTACGCTCAAGCTCCCAGGCAGTACCGCCGTCGCGGGTTATCTGCTCAAGAGGCACACGTTCCGTGTACACTTTCTTCTCAAAGTCCTCTACCGGCACAAGCACTACCTCGTCTTTCTCAACGTCGTAGTCCTCGCGGAACTGGTCGAGTGTGTATTTCCACTTGACTTTCGCGTACTTCCTCGGCGCGTTCGTGCTTCCCACCGGTCTGCCGCCTTTCTTTACCGGTGCATCAGTCTTTTCCTGTTCCATCCTGTTGCTCCTTATATGTTTTTTCTAGCTCACGCATATCAGTGCACAAAGATATGAGTGCGTCTAGTGCTGCTTTATTGAGTACGTAGCGATCTGCGGAACCGGACATGACCGTTTCCTCTTTCTTGATCTCTATGTACTCGTTCAGAAAACGGGCTAACTGCGTCGGGTTAGCTGCTGTTCCGAGCAGCCCTGCCGAGAGTTTTAGAATGTTTTTACGTGATACTTCAAACTGTTCTTCTGTCATACGCCACCGTCCTTTTTATCGTTTTCTCTTGCCGCCCTTCTTACATCCCATTCGGTGCCTCCTGGTTAGAAGTAGCTGCTTGATTGTTCATCATGTCTGCCTGCACCATGTTTCCAGGCGCTTGTTCCATCCCCGTAGGTGCCGGAGGTGCGATAGCTTGCTGTATCGCTTGCTGTAGGGCCATTTGCTCTATCGCGTTCTTGACCTTTTCCTTGTCGTCGAGCATGAAAGCGTCAACGTCAAGCTCAAAAGCGTCGAGAAGCGCCTTAAGCTGTTCCTTGTGATCGATAGACGGGTCGCCTTTCAAAATCCCGAAAAGCTGTATCGCGTTCTGCTGCGCCGCTAACTTGTTCGGCTGCATATTCGGGGTCTTAATGATAATGTCCGTCTGGGCCGTTACGTCGTCTTTCGTCAATTCCTCTACGCTTATCCCGTCGCGGCTCTTAACTTTGAGCGGGATAGGCTCGTACCCGTTAGGCTCACCCGTAAGCGGGTCGGTCGTTTCTTCGTGCAAGAATTGCTCGTTGAGCGACAGCCACATTTCGATGAACCGCACGGCGAAGTCATCATTTTGCATGAGGTAAAGCTGCACCCGCTCGTCTGCCGCCTGGCTCATGGTAGCCGTAGCTCCGGCAGTGTCGGCCATAGACGGTGTAGAAGCACCCTGCACGTAGTCGGTAATTGCCGTGGTGTCCTTGCCCTCGTTCCTGAGTATCTCTACAGCGACGTTGTTCGCCTCAAGCGCTCCGTCCATGTTGAACGGCATAAGCTCGTTTATCCGCGTAACCGGGAACACCTTACCAGGGCTAACCTTAACCACCCCTTCCGTGAACACCCCTGCCCCTGCACCCTTCCAAACAGGCGGGTTTAGTTTCAGCCTAGCCAGGTCCAGGCGCATATTCGTGTGCCGGTCGAGCTTGTCGTACAGATTGTAGACGTTCCAACCTAGCCCCGAACCCCATATGGCGTTCCAGGAGTCAAGGCACACATTAAACAAAAACGGTTTTTTACCGTGTTCGAACGGGTTCGGCTCGTCGCGTACTATCCACTTCTTATTCAGCACCACAACAACACGGTCGTCCTGCCAGTACTCAAGCAGATTCGCTTTCTGGCTCTTATCCCTATTCTCTTTCTCAAACCCCTTCGGCTCATCCCCCTGCCCCGCTAACATTACGTCAAGCGTATCCCCTTCCGGCGGCACCGTAAAAACCCCATCCGCAACCATCTTCCGCACGTAGTCCTTGCTGACTATAGCCTCATGGATGATGTACTCTGCTTCCTCGACCGTTTCAGCCCCAGGTTCGGGGAAGATCAAACGCGGGTCTATTACGTCGAAAGTAGGCTGCCCGTCGCCCCAGAACAGTTTCACTATCCCAGGTCCAAAAAGATACTTCCAGGTGGCGAACCTAAACCACTTCTTCATCCGCCCCCTATGCCCCATGAGCTGTATCTCAAGTAACCGGTCTTTCTTCTTAGCCGCAGCCTTAGACATATCATCGTTCATCACCGGCTCAAGTTCCCAGAACTTCCGGCCCCAATACTGCTTCAACTCCCGCGCTACCATCCGCGTAACGCCCTTGTACAGTTCCGGTATGCTAACGTCTGATTGCCACTCGTCTTTCTTGTAAAGCAGCCGGCCGTCGAACTTACTCAGGTACTTGCTCCAAAGTTCGTCCCACTCGGACCGGTCCTTCTTCGCCGCGTCGTATTTCTTGATTATATCCTTTGCTTCCACTTAGGCCCCCTTCTTGATATGCTCGTAGATCGTCTTGGCGCTACTGGTGGGGTGGACGGTTTCTGGGAGGGTGTTGCCGGAGGCCATGGCATTAGTACAGTGAGCAGCCCCCTGCCCTCCTCCGTTCCCCCCCTTCCCCGGTGTTATGATAGCGTTCTTAATGTTTATCCCTGCCGTTCTTTTGGCCTGCCCTTGTGTGACTTTGCCGTAGATAGCAGCGTACGCTTTTATAATCTCTGTCGCCGCTTGCATTCGCTCTTTGCTCGGTTCTGGTATCTTGCCTTGAATGACTGCTTGCATAAACTTGAGCGCTGCTATGCTTGAGTACTTCATGCGCTTTTCAGCGTTGCGGGGTTTTGATATCGTGGGCGAAGTCATGGCAACGGACCTTGACGAAGCGTCACCATTTGCGAGGCACATGCTATCAGAAGGTGTATGATTATTTGACATTGTTAGCTACATGATAAATAAGTGCTACAGATATGTCAAATTAACTGACACTCGGTATTCTATATACTGTATATGGGGTATTATGAGCTAGGGTAGATCGCTTAACCTTTATTCCGGCGCGGCCCTTGGAAAGGCCATAGCCTAACTAACGGCCCTGGATTATAAGGTTATAGCCTAATACAGCTTTTCAAATTGTTCATAAAAGTGTCAAATTATTTGACATATTATTAAGGCATAAAAATACCCTGGCAGCAATACCATTGGGAGGATATGGTACTAATACCAGGGTAGTATATCGCTTTTCTGCTATTTCCGGCGCTTCGATACGCTTATAACGTCCTTAATTGACGATATAAACGCCCATAGAGTTACTATACACACAATTAACAGTATTTCAATCATGCTGCACTCCTTCAGAATGGTATCGCTTCACTGAGTACCGGCGTGTACTGTATTTCCGGCTGCTCTAGTTCTGCAATTACATCGCTTTTAGTTATTTCCCGCGCCTCGCCTGTCGGGAATACCTTGAGAAAATACCGCTCGTAATCGGATGCACCGGCCCGTGGTATGTTACATACATCATATATACCAGGGGTGAGGACCTTTACACCATAGGACGTTCCGTTTACAAATTCACGCCCGATACCATACTTCCGGTCCTTTCCAGTGATACGTGCTATCCAGAACTTACGCCCTGCGCTGTATCGCTTCGTGTTGATCGATACCACGCAATTCCCGTCACGCTCTTGTATCATAGTGGCCCATGACGCGTTATGTTTCATTTGTTACCGTCCTTTACTTCTATTCTGTAAGCCGGTATTCTGAAAGCGTGTATACCTTTACGTGGGACTATATGCAAGCTACTCGTTGTTACTAATTTCCCGCGCTCGTATATACTGTTTTTAGCAGTCACTTTAACGGTAACATTACACGAACTAGAAGGTATACCGTCATAATTTTCTGGATATTGCATACCTACTATTATACACGGTATTAAACCACCAAAAGAATCTATAAAAGCCTTACTATTAACACCTATTTCAATCATTTTGCACCGTCCTTCACATATACTTCCATAATCTCACCGCATACCACGAATTGTACACCGCCATAGAATACAGCGTATGTATCAATGCACTTCTGCACCAGTTCATCATAGTCTGCTATTCTGTAGGCCATTGCTAATACCATGTTAGTTACATGCCTTTATGTTTTTTTCCCGCGCAAGGTCCATTGCAAAGAACATGCAGCCGGTCATTTCACGCGCCGAGCGGCGAGCATGACCGAACGGGCATGATACACCGCCATGCTCATTGCATATCTTTTCAATAACATACCCGCCATATACACTATTATAGTCCAGGCGCATGGCGTATAGGTCATTGAATGACTTCGCTATTCTAAAACCCATCTGTTCGCAAAACGCCTTGAATATCTGCCGAACTTGCTTTTGTGTTATTCGTTCCATTCTAGTACCCTCCATTTGCATGCGTATTATACATTTTCAATTCTCTTTTGAGGCATCCGCGGCGTATAAATGATCGTACTAACGTGCCATACTTTTCCCGCAATTGGTGCGGCCATGTCAATTTTTCATCAATGATCTTTTCATTGAAAAGAACATTAATTGCCTCATTTTCGTATTGACTACCGTAACCGTATTGGAACGGCATGAAAAAACAGCGTTCTGACCGCTTCATTCCCATATTCACAATAATTTCACCGGCAAAGTAGCTATTCCCGTTTACCTTATCGCGCCATTCCAGGGCGTTAATATCAAGTGTGTGTATCTTCATACTAGTAACCTCCGTTGCTTATTTTACTCGCCGCGATCATGGCCTCATTCGTATCGCGCAGTATATCGATGATCTGATATACCGCCGCCGCAATGAGTGCCCCGTACACGTGCCGCACCAAGCGTACTGCCCGTTCCTTCTCTTTTGTATCTATGTTATGCCACCTGCTCGTTCTTTTCGGCCACCGCAGCAGACGCATACGCAATCTGCACGGCCCATCGTATCCACTCTCGCGTCCGTTCACTGGCAACCCTGGTATACAGCGCTGCGAGCTTTCTCATTTGCTTTTCGCTCATGTTAACCTCCCAGTCAACGCTAAAATATTTCATGGCACGATATAAATATAATACCGTGTCACAAAATAGTCAAGTTTTCTATTGACTTTTTTCTGTGCCATGTTATATTTTGATCGAGGTGACGTATGAAAATAAACACTGGCTTAGAATCTCATAAGAAAGTCGAAACACGCGGTAGAAAATCTCTAGGAGATACTAAGTTTATACATACACGCGTTCCTGGTGTTTTGCGCGACGCGATAGATCGTGACGCTGAGCGCAGGGGAGTGCACTACTCCGTTATTCTGCGTGAGATACTCGAAAGTAAGTACAAGAAAGCGGGGGCTTAGAATGTCATTAACTATGCTATCTCTATTTTTTTCAACGTGCATGCTCATTGACGCAGACATAAACGTTACAAAATATGGAATGCAGAATGGTTTTTCAGAAGCTAACCCTGTGGCCGCTATGTGGACATCACAAAATGATTGGAGCGGTTTGAAAATAGCCGCTCTTTCTGCTAATACGGCGGCTTTTTTAGGACTTGGAGCTCTTGGGAAAGCTGTACACGGTGATATACTATCTGCTGCATGGCAAGTGCTTTATGTAAGCATAATTTTTAGCATAGAAGTTTACGCATTAAGTGCGTGGAATTCCATAGGTGTACCGGTTGAAGTTTCTGTAAAACCTTTGCTTGTTTTGTGGTAGCTTGATTTTTTTGCGCGGCTTGATTATTGTATCAATTGCCTGTTCTTTCCATCCCAATTCTCGACGTATCTGTAGCGCGGACAATCTTAACAGAACCCGAACTACTGATACACTTTATCAACCAATGAAGATATACAACATACACGACGGTAACACGGTAGTACGCTCATATACTTCTGAGCAAGATGCTATCAAGTATGCTGCTGATAGGTGTTCTGTAGTTAGAACTGAGCTGTTTACTTCTTCTTCGCGCGAAAGCGCTGTCAAGGACATTTACGATCTAAACGGCATGGGCAAAGGCCTGTCTGTTGCTCTTTACGGGGCCGGACCTAGCAACGCCACTATCCCGCAGCCGGAAGTCGATGTAGTTATGTCTGCCAACGCCAGGTGGGATATCCCACACCTGGATTTTAACTTGTATATCGACGGCTTATATTCTCAATGGCTTACAAGCGGCAAGATAAAACTGTCGACTAATGTGCAGCATATCGCCCAGGAAGGAAACACTCCGGCAGACTACTGGTTTATGTTCGACCGTAAGAACTGCGGCCATAGTGGTAAGACATTACTATACGTGGCCGACAAAATATGTCGCTTTGAGAAAATATATCTGCTCGGCTTTGACTACACCCTCGGCCCGAACCGTGAACTACACGCTAATGAACCGGAAGGTCTGTGTAATAACGGTGTTGACGACTGCTCTGAGCATGAGAACCGTATTTTTGAGTGTATGCTTGACCAGTTCAACGCCGTAACCTGGACCACTGGTAAAATCTTCAATTTGAACCCTAAAAGCGCTCTAAAACTGTTCCCCCACATAGAACTACCCTAACCGCCTAAAGTCTCTGTATAACGCAATAGCGCATCATCTAGGCATATTGTAGCGTCATTTCTATGTTATGTTAACCTAGTAACCGTCTGTTGCCACTTCTAACGGCTCAATATACCGCCCTGCCTCGTCTTTCGGGCGGTAGTCAAGGTCCGTGTCCTTGAGCGCCAGGCAAAGGGCCATCACCCTGTCGTCCTTGTTACGGCCACTGGCGCTTTGCTTCTCATGGCCCAGGCTTGTGAACGTGCGCTCGAACGTGTTCAGTTCTGAGATAAGCTGCTGACAATCCGGCGTGCGTGGTATCTTCAAGTTACCGCGTTGAATGAACACCGCCGCCTTGTTCACCATCTCGGCCTTATTCATCCTGGTTATCTTAACCTTGTTTATGGCTATGCCGTACTTCATTTCAAGATCATCGGCTACCAGGCTTTCCCGCGAGCAGTCCATGTATATCATGGGATTAAAAAACATATCGTTCACTTGCTTCATGCGAAGCTCTTGCAGCCCCCACTCGACTTTTGTAAATCCCTCGCAATGCACGATAGTCATAGTATTAACGTCTACGACTATGATAGCCGTGTCGTCACGTTCAATGGCAATGTCAACGCCCATGACGTACTGGTGAGCGGGGTTAGGGTTAAGGTCAACGGTTTCCGGCTCAACGATACACTTGTGTATGTCCTTGAACACCTTGAGGTCCGCTACTACGAACTCGCCGTGTATCTCTTGCCGCGCCATGGCCGGTGAGAACGCCGCCATTTCTTCTTCGGCTTTCTTTACTTCCTCGAAATCCAGGAACGGGTTATCGTATGACGAGTAGTTACGTATGGTGTAGTTAGCCGCGTCCTTGAGTGCTTCGTTGTACAGATTAAAATACCAGTTCATCCCTTTCGGCGTTCCGATAAACACGCAGCGGCACTTGTACGCCATGAGCGACGGACGAAGGACCGTGGACCATAGCTCGTCCGGCAACATACCGGCCTCGTCTATTATCAAGAACGCAAGAGGCTGACCGCGTAAGTTATCTGGCCGCTCTGCTGTCATAAAACATATACGCTTCTCTTTCCCGTTTATGTCGAACGATATGATAAGGTCCGTCCTGTTTATGTGCGTTATTATTTCTTCCAGGCCACACTTCTCGTCACGTATCTTGAGCAAGTACTGGAATGCTATCTTGGCTTGCTTGTACGTCTTGGAAACGAACCACGCCTCGTCACCGTCGTTGTTGATAAGCTCAAGCACGGCCTGTTGAATAGCACCCCTGGTCTTGCCGAACTGACGACCGCAGTGCGATACCAGGAACCGCGTTGAGAATGAGAACATTTCAAGCTGTTTCTCATGCCATGAAAATGTAATGTCCATTAGCAAACACTCCGTAGGCTGTATCTGAGTATGCTTCCGAACAGATTATCCATCACGCATAGCTCGTCCAGGCTTTTCTTATGATCGCCGCCTGTCTGCGACGATAGCCAACTATTGCTGAGCGCTATAGCCAACGTGTCCGGTGTCAAGTGGTCCTCAATCTTGCTGTTGCCGTAGAACACCTTGCCGTTCCCGTCGCTGAAATTGAACGGAAAAAACCATTTCATCGGCCACTCGCTGTGATTGTCTGCGGTGAGTATGCCTTGCATCATATCGCTCCCGAACTTATGGAATTGTATCGAGGCTTTGACTACATCGTCCATGGATTGCAGCGTGTGATTGATCTCGCATATCCACTTACGCGTTACTTCGCTTCTCGGCCTGGCACCCATGTACCCGTTGTATGGAACTTGAGTACGCTCGTCACGGACCATCGCGAACCCTTTTTCTTCCGCGCCTGGTAAACAGTAGGCAAGTTCTTTCAAGACGATAGTATCCGCGTCTATCCATAAACCTCCGTACACGTTCAGCAGCGCTACTCTCACGCAATCCATTACTTGTGCCGGACGCGAAAGGTTTAGAACCTTGTCGCATATACCTAGCCGGTAGATATACTCTTTGATATTCAGATCGTCCAACACCCGCACAAACATACCGCTGCGCTCACGTATAGTCTTTAGGCAGTAGTCTATGTATGGTGGCCGCTCACCTAACCATCCTGTCCATATCATCATGTATTAACCTCGTCGCATAGATTTATATATTCTTCGTAATGACGTTTTAACGTTAATGTGTCGTACTCATTGTCTAGTGAATGATGAAACGGAACAAAAAATCTATCGCCGCATGAACGACATATATATTCATCTCCGCAGTAGTAATCATTTGAACCTAAAATAGTGTAAACTGTTTTTTTACCACAACCAACACAATGAATGTCAATATACTCGTATCGTTTCATTTTTTCCTCACGAACAACCAATCTACTCCGTTGTTGTCTATGTTCTCATACCCCATAAGCGATAGCTTTGTTATCACCGCGTCCACTGCGTCGCCGTACATGTACCAACGCACTGGTAGTATCTCGATGAACAGTATCTTTGGTCGCTGCTCTCCGAACCCGCTGAGTATTTCACCTATGTACCCCTCGGTATCCATCTGCATGAGGTCTATATCGTTTAGCATTTCTTCCGCGCAGAACGTGTCCAACCGCTTACACGGCACGACTATCGCGGGTCTTGAAACAACTCCGGTGTCTTTGCTAAAGTCCTCGGTGTGCTTCAATACGCTCCCGCTGCACCACTCACCTTTGCAATTATCCGTTCCGTAGAACGTAACGTGTCCATCATGTCCGGCCATTGCAAAGTGATGCACGTTTATCCCAAACGACGATACTTTCTTCGCGCGTTCATAAGCTGTGGGGCTTGCCTCCACGCCGTGAACCTTACAGTCCGGCCATGCGTCTTTGAACCGCAGCTCGTCGCCACCATCCCACGAACCTACTACTAATACTTTCTTAGGTGTCCGACCTAGCAGTTCTTCCACGTGCTTCGTGTCTATGCTTGAGTAGTGAAGGACCATCCCGTGTATCTTTTTCGCGCCCTCGTTATACGTAAGTTTCATAATTCCTCCAATTCGTAATCGGGGTCCATACCTGCGGGTATTTTGTTAGTGACCAACATAGTCGGCGGCTTGAGCGTGTCATGCACGTACACGTAGCACTGGTGCTTGTTGAATACGTCCAGGTATTCAGTGTGTCCGGTAGTTATAAACTCGCAATCGTGTATAACCATGAACCGCCAATTGTTACTTGCCAACGTCTGCTGTATGCAGAACTGCCGCGTGCCCCAGGGATTCCCGTCGATGAACGCAAGGTCGCATGAGAAGTCGAACCTCATGTCAAGCAGTTCCGTGTAGTCTGAGGCGTGTATGTAGCTGTGCCAGTGGAAGCCAGGCCACTTGTTCTGGCATATACTCAACCACTTAACGTCGTTCTCTATGGTGTACAGCGTGTTCTTGTTCTTCTCGCACAACTCATGCAGTAGCCCTGTGCTGTAGTTCCCCGCGCCGTACTCTATCACCTTACCGTTGTGTATCTGAGAAACAAGCGCGTGAAGTAATGGCTGATGCGAGGCGTGAGGCTCTTTCTTAAAATCAAGTTTCATTGCAATTTCTCCGCGTGTATATTAAGTATTGCAACAATTTCGTTCATTCTTGTTTTTATTGAATCAATCTGAGAATAAACATCTTTTCTCAAACAATCATATTTATCATATTCAATATCGTATACTATTTTATCTCTAAGATACTCTGATATTGATTTATTATTTTTTATACAAAGTTCTATAAGTAAGTCTTTTGTTTTTTTGTCTGTTCTAAATACTGTCGTATATTCTTTTTTATATTTTTTCATTCTCTGCACTCCGTCAACTGCTGATAGTACTTCCTCGCGCAGTGGTCCACCGTGAAGTGTTCCATGATGAAGTCACGCGGCTTGTACTTGAGAACGTCGTTTATGAAGTCCGGCAGATAGTCCGGAACCGTTTCTTTCCGGCCACACCGTTCGTCGAAGTACGGGGCGCTAGTAAGCCCTGCGTAGCTCTGCTCAAGCTGATCGTACACGTACACCGGCACCCCTGCGCTGAGTACTTCGAGCAGCGCTATGTTCTGGCTTTCTGTACCACCTATCCACACCGCGAAGTCTGCTTTGCGTGTTGCGCTGAGTAGTTCTTCTTCCTGGTACTTGCCGTAGGTTATCGGTATTGTCTTAACGTCGCACTCGTCAAGCTCTTTCATAACCTCCTCGGTCCGGCGCTCTACTGTTTCCTTCGACAAGTTCACCGTCTTGTTGAACACAATACCGGTTATCTCTGATCTGCTCTTGTCTTTGCCCCATACCCATTTATCAGTTTCAACACCAACCGGCCATATCATAATGTTGTGACCGTGTGTAGCTTCGTCTTTTAAGTAGCTGTCTTTTACCCACTGGCATGGAACTGCGAAGTTCTTGAACTTGCGCCATAGCTCATAGTTCTCCCGCGGCAGTACCATCGTCTCCGGTCCGACCAGGGTGTTCCTCGGCATATTCTCAAACGTGTTTATGGCACCGTTGTACTTCTCGATGCACGTACTGTGCGGCAACCCTGCCTTGTCCATGCCTAGTATCGTGTTATACCAAACCTTATAACACCCGTTCATTACCCCGTTGTAGTGAAAGTGTATACCTACCGTGGGCTTTTTAATTACGTACGGGGCCAGTATGTTCACCGCCGTTACTTTCTCTTTCCCGCGCCAATCGTTCTGTAGTTCAAACCCGTCAACGTGCGCCTCGTTCAGTGATTCCGTAGTCTGCCCCTCGTTCGGTGTGTTCCCCGCGGCCACCCTATTTGCGCTCACAAGCAACCATGACGTTTCTGCACCGCAGATCATGTACGGCTTATCGGGTATGCGGGTTATCATACGGGCCTCAAGCTCGTTCGGATTGTTGCACTCTATGGCGTTCATCATTTCTTTAAGAGTAGACGTTCTGAACACGTTACCGTCAAGGCCATGCGGGTATCCCCAATCGGTATGGCGATACATTTTCGTGTAATCCCACTTATATACATCACCTACTCGTTCAAACTCCGGTATCTGCATATCGGTATTGGCCGGTGTACAGTGTTTCGCGCTCGGTGACATTCTGAGCGATACCGTGCATACATCGTCGCTGTACGCATTTAATAGGTCCACCAAGTATGGTGTTCTGATAAACACCCCATCGTCAACGAGCATCACGGCGTACGCTTTTGAGAACTTGTTCACTATACCACGTACGTCTTTCATAAACTCGTTTTGTAGGACCGGCGCGACATTACGATACCGTGAGAACACGCGCTGATACCCTATGTCATACATTTCATGCGTGTATGAGTAAAGCACGTGTATCCTGTTGTGCATGGTAGGCATGAACTCTCGAATGCTCGAAAGCAGTAGGTCAAGCTGAGCCGGACGGTTACGTGAAAAAATGAGTACGTCAAGCGATAGCTTATTGCCCCACTTGTTGTTGTAGTACGCGCAGTTAGGCGTGTCTGCCCCGTAGTGCTTGAACTCTAGCCTGTGTATAAGTCTGCACTTGTTAGTTATGACTATCTGCTTATCTGGGTATTTCAGTTTCTTTTGGCGGCAGAAGTCCGTGTCCTCCCATCCCGCCCCTGCGTAGTTCTCGTCGAATATCAAGTCGTCAACCACGAACGCTATCGCTGCGCTCGGCACCGCTCCACCGTGGGCCTCATACACTTCTAGCCCGTTACGGTCCTCTACCCCTATTTGCGGCCCTGGCTCTCCGGTGAGCGTGAGCAGCCGCGCCGATGAAATAGAAGCACCGGCAACTATCGGCTCGATTATAGCGTCTAGCCACCCGTCATGGTATCCGGTTATGTCGTCGTCAACCATCACCAATATGTCGCCATCTTTGCATCGGTTAATTGCGATGTTCCTGTTTTGCGAGGCGCTTACGTTTTGGCACGTTGCGAACACTTCAACGTCTGCCGGTACACTCCGGCGTATGTCCTCGATCTGCTGCTTCACCTGGTCGAAAGTTTTAATCGTCGGTATCGATATTTTTATCATACGTTTATCCTAAAAACCATAATTGAGCATCTTAGCTATCATCTTGATACTGGCATCTACGTTGAAGTAGAACCGCTCAAGTGACTGTATCTTAGCGTAGAGAATGTCAATGTCCTTCTGCATTTCGGCTAGCTTGTTTTGCGCGGCTACCACCTCGTCGTCACCGTCCACTATTTTTTCAAGTACACCGCTACTGGCTTTGACTTCCTCTCCGGCCTTTGTCTTGTGCGCCCACCCTTGCGCTGAGATACGCACGAACGCCGCAGACTTTATCTTCTTCGCCTCGTTCTCGGCCACCGACATTTGATATACAGCCGTGTTGCGCTTCTGTTGACAGTGGAAAATTACGTCCGACGCTATGGACCGCTGCTTTGACAGCAGATCAATAAGCTCGGCGCAACGGTAGCTCACGTGTCCGTCGCCGTTTATAATGTCGCAGTTAGCAAGGTCGATTATCTCAACGTGCCTGGTGCTAAAGTCTTTTCCGCCCGTGTGCGCGTAGTCGATGATAGTCTTGCTCGGTATCTGTATCGTGTGTCCAACGTGTGTCTTGTACTGTATCATATAAACAACCCCTGGCCTTCCGGCACCTTTCCGCTTTTCTTGTTACGCCACATCGTACTAGCCTCCCTCGGTAGTTTTTTGCATAGCTTATAAAATTGTTCTTTTTCGATGAACATTTTTACCTTCGTCAATACGTCCTCGGCGGCAACGTGAAAGTCGTAACTGTCGTACACTTCTATCACGCGCTTACCCTTCTTCAAAAGATACTTGCCGGAGTGGATACGTTTCGAGTACCACCTATTTACGCCCGTGTATTTCATTCCTTACCGTCCATGGGTATAAAATACTTGCACCTATCGGCTCCATCGCAAAACTCGTCCAGGTTTGTCATCCAATGATTACGAAAGTTTTCCTCTCCACTGTCGATGTTACCTACATACCGACCGCACAAGTTCCTGTCGTTGCAGTGTTTCTCACGCGGCGAGCAATACGCCATGTCCATACCTAGCATCCGTTTCTCCTTACGTAAAATATTGTTTTATAGTTTCAAGGCACCGCTTACGTCCACGTTTAATGTCTATGTCGAACATTTGCGATACTTTGTCGGGGTCCGGTTTCATCCACACGCATGATATGAGCAGCCATAGCGCAGACGGTGAGAGTAACCCTGTTTCTGATAGTACCTTTACGCATTCTAGTATTACGGCCTGTTGATCGGTTAGCTTGTTCGCGCCAATGCATCCCAGGTATTTTTTAGCGTACTTGCTATCAGCAGCAGCCGTGCTTATCACGTATAAGAACTTGTCGCTGTCGTCATACTGCGGGTACAGCATTTCAGCGTTCAGACGGGCGAAGAACTTGTTGTCTTTTGCTTTCAACCGTTCTACGAACAGATAGTCCACGTAACTCGCGTCACGGAAAACCTTTTTAATGAGTGGCATATCGCGCTCGACTATGCTCCGAGCGTTCGGAACGTGGAACGAGTACTTGTCACCACGTTTACACTCTCGGTCGAACGTTACGTACAGACGTTCAAATGATGGTATAAGGTGTTCCGGTATTTTCATTTGCTAGCCGCCAGTTCTTTTAGAAGTCCGTCTATGATCTGCTGCTTCGCTTTCAAGCAATCGGTCAGCTCGGATATTGACTTGTTCATGTGCACGTAAACGTACCTAGCCTCAAGCTGTGTAACTCTTTTCTTGTCTAGTATTTTACGCTTCGCTTTTTCAAATAGTTTTTCAATTATGATACCGCTGTCGCAATATGCTTTTTTCATTTTGGCTCCTCGTAGTAATCAGCGCTCTCGGTTATTCTGTTGCTAAGGCTGCACATATCCAGGCAAAGATTTTTGCCGTACCGCTGTCGCTTCTGTTTCAGTATGTCGATCTCTAGTTTCTGAACAAGCGGATTCTGCTCACCGTTCTTGAACACCCTCTTAAAAGCGGTTTCGTTGAACAGGCTCATGAACAGTTTCGCTTTCTTGTACGCGCTCGATGAACCGAACACCCTGGTAAGGCCCACAATATCCCACTTGTCGTCCGGCTGTTTAGCGTCCGGCCTATACTGTGCGGCTATGAGCGTTGCGATGTTGTGTTCTTTGGTAACGTCCTCGACGCACTCGATCATGTCCTCAAGCTCTGCCGGTGCATTGTTTATCTGTCGCTCCGGCTTCATGTCTTGCAAGTAGTCGATGAACACTACCTCTATCGGGAACTTATCCATGATGCTGAGTATGTGACCACCTATCTCGGACGGTTTAACGCGCTTCTCGCTTACGTGTATACGCTGCGCCATTTGTGCTTGTAGTCCTATTGCTATGCACCCTACTTCGTCCTTGCGGGTTATGCAGCCCCAAAAATCTTCCGGTGAAATTCTCTCCGGCGTGTGCTTCTCAAACTTATCGAAGTACTCAAGACGCACAAGCGCCGTGTACGTGTCTACCGCCTGTTCCTCGAACGCGTAGTAGAGCGAGTGAACTGTCGGGTATGCTTCGTAAATGTTGTACGCGATGTTGCGAAGGAACGACGATTTACCGTGGTCTGAAAACGCCGGTATCATTGTTATCTCGCCGGACCGAGGACGAGCGAGGCGATCTACTTTCGGGTATCCCGTGTTGTAGTATTTCCGGCTGCGCTCGTCGTCTATCTGCGCCGAGTAGTCAAACTCGTCGTAAATGTAGAACCCTGCTGCGTTAGGCATTAGTATTCCTCCCGACGCGGGGCTGATGACGGGGCCGCGGCGAGGCACGGCGCAACGTTCGACGGGAAAAAGTATAAGTTTATCGGTTTATTTTTGTTAGCTTTTATATATTGTGTTATAGCTATTTCTAGTTTCTCTATCTCATATTCTTTTATAAGTGTAGGAAGTATTTTATTTCTTGCTTTGTAGTAGGCGCTGTCAAGCGCTATCTCTTTACCTATTGCCTTGTATGCGTCAGCATATGCTTTATCAAACTTCTCTGCTTTGTGTTTATATATATCTTTATCTATATCTATATCTACACCGTCACTGTGACGTAACGGTGACGTCACGTGACGCGTCACTTTCGGCTTTGGACCTTCGATTTTGAGCTGTTTTTGACGTTCTCGGTACCTCTTTTGCCGCTCCCTGTGTGACGATATACCGCTCTCAAGGGCCTCGATATTCTGATAGTCACGCAGTGACGTCACGGTGACGGTATTGTATTCATCCACTTTTATCATGTCGTAACGGCTAAAAAGCTCTAGCCCAAGGTGTACAACCTTCACGTCTAGCTCGGTCGAAGCGGCTAGGTCCTCCGGTGTATACGGTGTTCCTTTAGCCACAAGCAGCGTTCCTAGTACCTCAGACTTCATGGCCTTTGTTAGTATTGCTATCCACAATACGAACAGGCTGTCACCCTGCGGGTACTTGCGTATAAGCTTTATCTTATCGTGGCTAAGTATGTTCAGATCAAGTTTCATCCAGGACAATTTCATGCGTTCCACCTAGTTAACATAATTCCTAAAAAACCGTAAAAAAAATCACACCTTCTCGGTCTGTACAGCGCTCAGTTTCTTCCACGCCTTACCCGCGTCTACCTTACGCACCACAACCGCTGTCATGAACAGTATGTTGTCGTCGTCCATCGGTACTACTTTGACTACCGGTGCTGCCCCTGCTTTCATGAAGTTCAAGTCGATCTCGTCTACTTCTAGTTTTATGATGTTCATTTTTTATATTCCTCGTCTGATAGAATAGCATTTCCACAAGTTATTCTGCTTTCATCTTCTTCTTTTGAAGGGATAAAAACTATTACATCGTAACCTGCATTTTTAAGTCTATTTTCTACGTCTTTATACGGGTAGTAATTTTCATAACCTCCATCAGTTTTAATATTATTTTCTTTGCAAGAGTTAGTAACGTGCATTGGCGTAATTTTTATAAGATAGTGTTTAGGAGAAAAGTATTTTTTCAATTCACGTTCATCTATCTCATAATTAGCTAAAGCAAAGTTAAGAGTTATTTTCCTTCCAACAGGACGTTCACATTCTGAAAGAATACCCGAAATTGTAGCCAACGGCCTAGCATTGCCATTAAACATTTTTTCACGCTCAGTTTTATTTGTCGAATTAACACTTATTTGTAAACCTGCATTCCCTTGATATGTGTGATTTTTAATCTGCATCCAATCTTTTAAGAAACTTTTTAGCTCTTTATTATTTTTAGGCATTATTGTAGATACCACTGGATGAATATGAAATAGATCATTGAACTCGCTATCCATATACCACGCAACCGACAAAACATTCGGGTTGAAAGTAGGTTCTCCCATCCTGGCAAAATGTATATTTAAACGTTCTGTTTTTTTTATTTCTGGATGCAACTTCATAGCGCAAAATATCTGGTAAAGCATATCGCTTTGCGTAGCATTTTTGCCTGGTCCTACTTTTGGAACATCACAAAACGAGCAGCCCATAGAACACCCGTATTGCGTTGATATAGTTATTACCCATTTTTCTGTCAATGGAAGCAAATCAGTATGCTCAACTCCGTTTATTTCTCTGTCTAAACCCATAAAGCTAGATTTTATGTTTTTATCTTTACCATAGTCGCCAAGGCTAAGACATTCTAGTTTACCATATTCACCATCGAGTACTAAAATATTACCAGTAGGTGTATTTATGTTTTTCATTTCTGCTGCTCCTTCCACTTTACATAGGCGCTGAAACATGACGAACCGTGAAAGCTTCTTTTCGGCGCTCCGTGTCCGTCAAGCACAAGCAGCGTGGGCTTACCCATGATGTGATACTGCGCCGCAAGTTTAGCGCTCTCGCTCTGCGACATATCACAAGTTTTGTACCCTGTAATGTCGTGCGCGTCTGCGTACTTCTTTGCGATAGTACACGCGGGGCAGTTCGGACCGGTGAAAAATAATATGTTTTTCATTAATACTCCAATCCATCTAAATCGCCTTTTATGTATGAAAGAGCCTCTAAGCATTTGTTCCCGTTTTCAGTTGGCCATGCTCCGGTTACGTTGCCACCGTGTTCAGTAAGTTTAATAGAATCTGCAATGTACGCCAAAAACATAAATACGTCTTTTCCTATCCTTCTTTCAGTACGACCTATCCAGGAAGATGTGTTTTTCCCGTCGTGAAAATACTTTGAGCATTTCAAATATATTCTAAGCAATTTCAAAACACGCCCAGGAGTTCCACAACCACAAAAGTTTAATTTGTTGTAGTACAAATCTTTCAAATACTGTTTTTTTTCTTCTTCTGACATCATAACATTACCACCTTTACAATAAAGTATTGAACGTCAAATTGTAAACCTTCATACCAATAGTCATTGACAACCTGGACCGTCCACCGTGTACCGTCATACTCAAATGTACTGCCAATGGCTCTAGGTGGCAGTTCGTCCTCGCACACTGTTTCTGTATGTCCATCGCTGTATATTGCTATGTACGTCGTGTCGTATTTTTCCGGCGCTGTGTACGTCGTGTAGCTCGGCAGTATAAACAGTACCGCAAGCGTGAACGCTATCCATGTTTCAAGTTTATGGCGCTTCATGGTTTGGCCTGTAAAACACATACGCTTTTATCATCCATGCCAAAAACAAAGTAACCTTGCATTAAACATAAATCATCGCCAAATACGTCCAAGTAGTTGTTTACCGTGCAATATCCACCACTATTTTTACAGCACTGTTTATTACACGGTATTTCAAATATATTCACCGCGCACTCCCTATACGCGCTTTCAGTGCTATCAACTGATCGCGCTGTGCTTTTCGCAGTTCGTAGCTATTCATCATGTACCGTTGTAGCTCCTCCATCTGTTCGTCGGGTGACATTTTTTCAAACACCCGATGATGGTATGAGCATAGAGGCGCAAGGTTAGCGCCGAGTATACAAACCGCTGCCCCCATTGTAGAACGCATCTGACGCTTTTGTATCTCATGTAGCTCGGAAGGTTTACCACATACTATACACCCGCCTTGCCATGCTTCTCCGGCGCACTTCATAGCCAGTGCCGCCGCCGCTTCCGGTGTAGGCACGCTCATTTTAGTACTCCGCTAAAAACTAAATAAAATATAAAAAAAGTTATTGCAACTAAATAAATTATATATGGATAATGGTCATTCATTTGCTTCCCTCCCGCTGTGCCATACTTCACGAGGCATCATGGCGCATGACCATTCGTTACATGGTTCAATAGACGCGCCGCCGTATTCAGGCCGATACTTTTGATCCCGCTCCATATACGCCGCGCAGTCAGCTCCTATGCATGGCCCTCCGGCTGTTATGTCGCCTTTAAGTGCTGTACCGCCTATCCATTCAAGTGTCATCGGACATTTTTTCATTTCTTTGCTCCTTTGCGCTTCTTGCGCGTATGCTTCGGAACAGCCTCGTATGTGTTATGGCAGTATTCCGATACAACCTCTTTCACAGTCGGGAAACTGCTCCACTTGTGCATACCAAGTAAAAACCGACCGTCTTTGCTTATGGTGCTACCATCTATCATCCACCTTTCGCAATTAACATTGAAGAATTTGCTTTTCATGTCCCACAAAGTAAATCCATTGCTTGTCACTTCAAGGCGGTACCTTTCTGCAAATATGAAATTGTTGCTACGCTTTTTCATACTTTCTTCTCCCGCTGTAACGCTTGCTGTACATAATATTCGCAACTTATCGGGCATATAGATGTTCCGGTATTATATATGCAACCACGGTATTGATATAAAGGTTTATTTATACAGTCTTTACATATAGGTGTTCCATCGGTTGTGGCGTAATAATATTTTGTCATACTACTTACCCTCCCGCTGTTCCGCTTGCTGTTCACGCTCTTCGGATTCTTTTACTGCGCAAAGATATGTAATCCGTCCAGCAAAACACACCATTTTGTCTGGCTCTAAACAACAGTCAATTATTTGCTTTGCAAGTGTTTTTAATGTTTCCGATTCTACTTTTATAATCATTTTTTCCCGCCGTCGCGCTCTGCACAGGCTTGCTCGTATGACTTGTCATCGCTTTCGATGTACATTCCTTCCGCCTCACATTGGGTGCATCGGAACCGTGTACGGCCATAATCCATCGCCAACTCATACCCGCGCTTCTCGGCTTGCTGTATCTGCTGTTCGAGTTTTTGCACTTCTTCCACTGCATCGCTGTTCTGTGACCTTAATGCTTCACATATACCTTTTTCATCATTCAACTGCTGTTCGAGCGCGGCGATTGTTGATTCTTGGGTGTATGAATGCTGTTTCCAATGCTTTGCCTCTGCTTCCAATTCCTTCACGCGAGCCGTGAGCTGTTCGCGTTGTGCTCGCAATGCTTCAATTGTTTCTTCTGGGAAATACTCCATCATCGACATATCACGCCTCCCGCTTGGTAAAGTATGAGCAGTAGTCGTCAAAGTTTACGTACACACCGATAGCATTTTTACGGCACATTTTCATTTTTCTTTGGTCGCTT